GGGAATGTCAAGAGAATTTTTGATACGGGACAAAATCTACATAGGTACATTGTATGTAGATTTTGTCCCGTATCAAAAATTCTCTTGACATTCCCTTTACTTTCCGCTCCGCTCTCACCGACACCAACTATATTACACCACCTCAACCCCGAATCAATCCACAAACCGCCGAATCTGACCATACATAGAAATAACCAATGAATCAGCCCGAATCCATAGCAACCAACTATGAATGCACCCGGGTACAAAAAGAGAGCCTCAACCCATAGTTTCTGCCTATGGGTTGAGGCTGGATTGATAGGGAGTTAGGCGTAGATAAGGCCTTGCCATATCGTATTAGATGATGGCGTAGGGGTATTAAACGCATTGATATAGTTGTTTGAAACTTCACTAGTAATAATAACAGGTCCATTGTTGGATGAGGCAATTGTGGAGTTTGCAGTTTTAAATTGGATGTCTCCAAACGATAGCTTGGAATTGTCACCCTTGAAATTCACAAACAATACAGGACCTAATTGGGTATATTTAATCGTAATAATACCATCAGAATCATTTTTTATAACGTAATCGTCAGTCGAAACGTTACACTGGCTCCCTAGCATCCTTCCAGCAATATAGCCGGTTCCTGCTCCATTAGTAGGATGCAACTTATCAGTTTTATATAAAGAAGGTGCAAACATCAAGGATCCCAGGTCAACATATCGATAGCCGCGATTAAATGCAAATTGCTTAAAGTAGCCAACATGAGGCATGTATTTAGCTTGGTTGTAGCAAGGGAAATTAAATGAGAATGAAATTAGGGCATAAGGGAAAGCGTTTCGTATTCTGGTTGTTTGAGCTGACAGTATAGGTAAAATGTCTGCATCGGTCTTGTCGTGTGTGATGTCATTCACACCCATTAAGATAAACACATATTTCACATAGCTAGATTTATCCGAAAGCTCATTTACGGCTTCATCAACTTCTGTCTCGAGAGTCTTAATTGTTTTTTCTCCAATATCGGTAATTGTCGCGCCGCTTTTTGAGTAGTTTTTTCTACGGCACCCTAATTGCTTTGCAACAAGGTTTGTCCAATTAGATTCAGTTTCGAGAAAGTCGCTCCAACTATCACCAAACACAACCATAATTGGATTTTTCAACATATCAATATCGCTGGTGTTTTTCGTAATATCGTCGGTGTTTTTCGCAATATTGTTGGTGTTTTTCGTAATACCGTTGGTGTTTTTCTCAATATCGTTGGTGTTTTTTGTAATATCGTTGGTGTTTTTCTCAATATCGTTGGTGTTTTTCGCAATATCGTTGGTGTTTTTCGTAATGCGACCATCAAAGCTAAATACTTCCTGCCTGTACTGCTCAACCTGCGCGTTGTAGTTGCCCGTATTAGCCCAATACTCCTGATTGAGAATATCAACGCCAACCGGTACAAACTGCCTCGAAGTGTAAGAGTTGCCCTCGTGCAAAACGATGGTAAGAGGCTCATAAGTGCCTTTGTTGTCCCATTCGATTGTATCCTCGTTTTTGCGTCCGAAGATCGGCACATAGCGCGCGCCGATGTACTGTTTATGCTCTGCGTTGTAAGATTCGGCGAAGATCTTCATGATCTCCTGAATCTGAGCGTCTGTGAAAACGTTGTAAGCCATTTTTAACTCCTAATATTCCAAGACCAAGCAACCGTAGTTTTCATCTGCGTAGTTTGCAACCGTATCGAAAACGATACCGCGCCAACTTTTCGGAATGTATGCGCAAAAGTAACCGTCAGGCGTTAGCCCGAAGAAAACCATTTTAATGGCTTGCGAGATTATGCGCTCCATGTTGTCGTTGATCCACTTCTCCAGCTGCTTTGCGTAGTAGTCGAAGAAACCTGATTCCATGAACTTCTTGAAATCTGCCTCAAGCTTTGCAACTCGATCCTCGGTCACTCCAAGCTCTACGTTGATGGCGTCTGCGTACTCGATCAGTTTTTTAAGGTTGCAGCAGATCTCTTTCCATCGTTGCTCAGCGCTGTACACATCCCAATATAGCTGTGGAATTGCCGGCGTGCTTGCCATGAAGTTTGCATATCCAACGCCGATGCCGTAGGGGCGTAGCATATCAGGTGGTTTGCAATTAGAACACATGTTCGATCCTCCTAGAAACCGTTAACGGAAACCGTCATGAAGCAGGAAAACAGAGTTTCGCATTCCTCAAGAATCATAACGTCAACGTCATTATAACGTTCTTTAGCCTCGATTAGCTTTTCCATGAAGTCGCCTTGGTGCACGTTCTCGTATTGCCGATCGGAGCCGTTCGAGGCGTAATCCTCGTTTCCGCTTAGCATCGTCGCAGGAAAATCGCTGAACAGGTCGCGCGACTTTCCGTAGGTGTCCTCGGTTGCCAGAATGTCTGCGCCTTCTTCAATGTTCCTGTAAAAAGGTTTGTACTTAGGCATGATCTCGTTCATTTTGCGTACATAGGCTAAAATCCATTGACCATATGGAACGATACCGATCTCACGAAAAAAGAAGCGGTTAACGAATTTCGTGCAAACGCGCTCATACTGTTCTTGACTGTAAGCGTCCCAACGCAAGCTAACATCGTTTCGCCAGTCGAAAAGACCTCCGTTTATCAGCTCTCCTAGCTGAATCGATTCAATCGAGTGAAAATCAGGTACAGAATCGCACATTCTGTAAGGCTCAATTGTCGGCATAGTCTCCAACCTCCATTAACGCTTGGTCTTTTGCGTTCTTAGCGAAATTGTAGTTATCGCTTGCGTTGTCCTGCCTCCAAACAACGTCGATCGGCTTCTCTATGAAAGGCTCAAAGCGCTCGTTTAGCTTCCTGCATGCATCGCGCCTAGCGGTAAGCGGTGACAACGCCATCATAGAGGCAGGCTCAATGGCGCTGTTCACCTCGTCCTGTATCTGACGCTCTGCCTTGAACGGCATGTTGTCGATGCCTAGCAACGTGTAGATGTTGTTCCAAATGTTAAGAAGCTCGCTTTGCAGCTCGTTTCCAAGGAACGGAACATCGGTTTTGAGCGCTTTGAAGTCGATTGTGCTCATGCTGTTGGTTGCCAGAATTGCAGGCTCGCCGCCGTCAACCATCTTGTAAAGGTTGAGCATGTCCAACTTCTGATCCTGCGACCCCGTTATGATGAACGGTATTTTCTGATGCTGACGGTTGAGCTGCTTTGTGCGGACAACGTCCGTCAGCTCGCGCGCGTATATCTCCAGCAAGTCGAGTATGGGCATGCGCGTCAGGTTGTCCCAAACAAGAACACCGTTCTTTGAGTTAACGTTGAATCTCCAGCCGTTGTTTCCGAAGCTATCCCATCGCGTTGGGTTGTCGTACACGTTGGGGAAGTTCTGGATAACGGCCTGCGTGCTGTAGAAGCTACCTTTGCGCTTTCCCCTGCTCGGCGTTGCGATGGTGGCAACTCCCTGTAGAAGCAGAGTCCATTCCAAGAAACGCTCATCGCATGTCGGTGGTAGGTTGACCCATTTGAAACGACTCATAGCTAGGTTCAGTATCTGCGTTCTGAACCCGTTGTAAAGCCTTTGGTTGAAGTCTGCGCTTTGCCAGTAGCTGTTTCCATAGAAGCCTTTAGGCTTCCTCTGTTTGCCGCGTCGGCTCATTGTTTGTTCGCCTCCTTCACGCTCTGCTCATAGTCGAACAAAGCCGCTGAAACGAGGTTTTGCAGAACCTCGTTCGACTTCTCAGCAGCTGCCTTGTTGTCAGCGATTATCTGTTGCAAAGCCTGGTTGTTCTGCTCTAAAACAGCCTGATGCTCTGCCTCTGCTGCCTTCCATTCCGCTTTGAGGTCGATAACGGATTGCAACTCTGCTTCGCTCATCTCAGAATAAGGTATCTCATGGTCGATAAGGTACTCGGCAGAGCGTTGCTCTACCTCAAAATCATTGTGTTTTACGTTAGTGGTTGTCATAAACGCTCACCGTTCCTATGCGCTCAGGATTCCTCCATACGGTAACACCGTTAATTATAGCCGCTTTGATAGTCTCTTGCGCGCTCTCAGGAACGCCTTTGCTTCCAAGCAACCATAGATCAGAGGCCTTCCAATAGCTGAACTCGCTCATAACGTTGAAAGTGTCTATTTCAACGTATTGGTTTAGCGTGTAACCGAAGCGCTTGAACTGGCTTGCAACCTGCTCGAGATCGCCTTTTGGCAACGTTACAACGTTTGCGAACATGCCGATAGGACGAACCGCAGCATTCCCGCCTGATGCCGAACCGTATTCGCGAGGCGCTGAAAGGCTACCTTGCTTGTAAGAGTTCGATACCGCTGACAACGCGGTTTCCTTTGATCGGTTCGCGTTCGTCTTTGCGGTGCTCTGCGTTGCCGTGGCGTTTGACTTGGCAGTTGAGGCGCTTGCCGCTGCGTTGCTGTTGGCAGTTGCGGCGTTTCGCGCGGTTATGCCAGTCGATGCGCTGTTGGTCGTCGCTGTGTTGGCGGTGTTGGCGCTTGATTGGTTGTTGTTGCGGTCTGTGTTGTTGCGGTTGGTTGAGTTGAGCTTGCTTTGGCTGTTGGCGATGGTCGCCTCGGTTTTGGTGCTTGAGAGGTTAGTTGTGATGGCAGTTGTTGCCGCCGTTGTTGCGCCTGATATAGCGCCGCCAACCAACGCGCCAACCATTCCTGCGGGGTTTCCGATGTTTGAGGCAATGCCTGAAATGGCGTTTCCTGCGCTCGATACCGCGGCGCTCTGCGTCTGCGCCTCGTTCTCGGCTTGCGTTGTCGATCGCGAATACCCTGCGTCCCAAGCTTGCAACGCCTGGTTAAGCGCGTTGCCTAAACTGGTATCTGTTGTAGCTGCCTGGTTGCTTCGGTTTGTGATCGTGGTGTTTGCCGCTACCTGCGTAGCCGTGTTGGAAACCGCCGCGCTGCTCGATCGGTTAACGTTGGCCTCGCCTGTGTTGGCGCTTCGGTCTGCGTTGGCCTTGCCCGTGTCTGCCGATGCTGCTGCGCTCGTGTACGCGTTGTTTGCGCTCAGCGTCGATTGAACGCGGTTGTAGTACGTGCCGAAGTCGGTTGCATCTTTCCCCGACTGGTAAACTGCGAAAGTCTGAACGCTCCATTCCCCAAGGGTTTTGTACCAGTCGCCGCCGAACTTGAACAACCTGGAATCAGCGTTGTGGAACCTTACCGAAGCATCGTTGCCGTTTATTCCGGTTAGGTTGCGTGATATTTTAAGCGCTGGAAAAGCGAGCGACAACGCCGCCTCTAGGTTGATCGTGCCGCTCGTGTCCTCAACGTTCACGGTTGCGACTATGCCGTTCTCGTCGCTTATCTCGATTCGTGCGTAAGGCGATGTGTACAGTTTCGCAAGGTCAGCGTACTTCTTCGCGTAACCGAATTTTGTCTTATCGAGCTTAATAAGCTCAAATTCATTTTGAGACGCGCTGATATACGCGCATTGGTAACCGCAGAAATCGAACGCCGTTCCGATGCTGAGAAGCTTCGCAGGCGCGAAGAAAACCGCCTTAACGCATTGCTTGAAGTTCGGTAGCTGAGAGTCAACGTCGCTGAGGAAGTTCGAAAGCTCGCTTGCGTCTATGCAGAAGCACGCAGGCGCGGCAACGCCTTGCACAACGTTGTTCGATGCGGCAGGCGTTGACCATCCGTCTGTGTCCTTGCTGCCCCAAGTGCCGCGTAACGCCGTTGTTACGGAGAAGCACGCCTTCATGTCGGTGTCGTTGATTATCACGTGCGATTCGCTTGCAACGTTGCGAGCCTCGGAAACAGTGAAGTCAGGCGATAGAAGCAGTGCATTGTTAGCGATTGGGTTCTCTAGGTATGAATCAACGTTGGACTTGGCAACGGGAAGGTGACCGCGCTCTAGCATCATGCCGTTGATCTCAACGTCGTTGATGAACGTAACCCACTCGTCGCGTTGCAGGAAAAAGCGCGTTGTGCACTTTGCCAGGCTCTGCAAATCGTTGATAAAGTAAAACCAACGCTGCCGTTGCTCAGTTGCGCCTGGAACGTCGGGGAACTCAACCATCATGTAATTGTACATGGACGCTTGCGCGAAGTTGAAGGGCAGTTTGATCGAGTTGTCCGGCATAAGCTCGCTCGCAACTGTCAAGCCTGCTATGTACCCGCTCTCTGCGTCGAACCATCGGTTACGCTGCTCGTCGCTCTCAAATCCTGGCACGTTAATATACGCAGAATCCCAGTTAACGCGAAGAAGCTTTACCTTCGTTGAGGGCTTCCAAACGTTGTAATCAACGTTGTTCTCGTACCGGTAAACGTTGCCGTCGTTGCGGGGGAAACCAGGGTTTCCCATGTGGGGGAAATCTCGCATACTCGAAACCTCCGTTTTTCTAAACTGCGCAAAATAAAAAAGGTGCCTCAGCGTCGAGGCACCTTTTTAGTTTATGCGCTGTTGAACGTTTAGTCAATCGCAACGTCATGCGTTGCGGTGATGGGCGTGGTAGCTCCGTTGGGATTGAGGTACGTGCTTACCGCGGTAACGGTGATCTTGTCGCCTGCCTTCAGATCGGTTGACTGAATGTGCAGAACGCCGTACTGATCGACGCGCGTTCGCGTGTTGAGCGCAACGGGAGCAAGCTCGCTGCCATCGCCCGCGGATGAAACGTCACGCGTTGCCGCAACCGAGAACAACGCCGCGTCAGGCGCAACCTCAACGGGGCCATGGTAGGCGTTTGGCTCTACGGTGCCGTTGAGCGTAAGCGTGAGCGGAACCTTCGCGCCGGGCTTTGCGTTTGCATCGCCTGCGATCTGCAATGAAGTCGGGTTCATCGTCACAACGGGAACGGCGGTTCCCTCGTCGGTGCTGAACACGATGATGGGAACGAACGGGCTGAACGAGATAATGTTCCAATCGTTGAGCCAGTAGTTGGTTTTCAATCCTTGAGGATCCCATTGGGACGTGGTGGAGTACTCGACTGGATAGCATTGGAAGAAGTCAGAGGTGGTAAGAATCGCGTAATCGCCGTCGTTCAAAGGCCATTTCTTCTTCGGCACAACCTTGATGCGGTACGGGATCTCCGCCTTCTCCATGTTGAACAGAACAGCAAGCGCGTCAACGTTCAACGATGCCATGGTGTCCGAGCGCACGAACAGAACCATTTCCTCTTCCTTGATAACGACGGGAAGGTCAACGCACGCATACTCAGTGGTAGGCACCGTCAAATCGAACGAGAGTTCCTGGATCATCTTCAAAAGTGCCGTTGCGCTTGCCTGGTCGGTTGGGGCTGCGTCCATCTTCTGACGGTAAAGGCCGTAATTGTCGTCTGCTCGCTTGAAAAGGTCGAGCATCATATCATAGGTATCGTACTCATCGGCGTTCATAGGCTGTTGCATGATGGCGGCGGCGATGGAGTTCAAGCCGTACTCTTCGGAAACAGCCTGGCGAAGCTGCTCACGCGAAAGCGAGATAGGGTACTGTCGCTGGTCGTCGATCGAGTGGAACGCCTGCATACCCTCGGGGAAGTACGTTTTGAACTGCTGCTCAGCGTCTACGTTGTAGCTGTGCGCCTTGATCCAGTTAAGCTGAGTCTCAGTTACGGTAGAACCATAGTAGAGTTTTTGCTTGAAAAATTCCTTTAGGGGATTTTCCCAACGCTGCTGTCGAGCGTAGGCATAACCGATTCGCTGAACCATGAAGTCGGCGAACTGGTTATAGAGGTCCCCGTTCATGGGATCGAACAGGTGGCGGCATACCTTCGCCACGCTTGACTGCGTGGGATTGGGAATTCGCTGCTGCATATCGTTGGTGCCGTTGAGGTAGAAACGCCCCAGGATGGTAGAGTTCTTGGTTGCCATTTATAAGTCAGCTCCTTCTTTTAAATAGACAAGTCGAGGTCGTCAATTGCGGGGATGTCGTCGTCATCGTCGATAACAACGGTTTCACCGTCGTCAAGATCGGTGATAACCTCACCGTTCTCAACGGACACGGCGGCTGCCTCTGCAAACCCTTCCTTGATTGCGGTGGCAAGATCGGCAACCGCTGTTTGAAGATCGCGGATCATGTCGCGCAACTCGTTGAACTCTCCCGCGCGGTGCGCCTCCTCGGCAGTCTCGCCCGTCTCCTCCTGCTGCTCTCTCTCCTCAGGCGTGAGCGTTTCTTCGGTTTCTTTGGTTTCGTCCATTTTTAAACCTCCTGTTAAAACAAAAAGTGCAATCGATTGCTAGAGGTTTTCTAGCTCGATTGCACTATAACACATAGAGAAATTCTATGAAAACGGCTGAAACGGTAGGCAAGACCGATAGACGGAGCGCGCACGTTCAAGCGCTGCCATGCTCAACGCCTATACTCGCAGTTTATCATAGCGCCTCTATGAAACTATTCGATTATAACATGTTTTAACGCATGCCGAAATAAGCGCACATACGGTTGAACTCGCTTCTCGTTGCATGCGAATCGAAGCGAACGAGGCCGTAACCGTAAAGCTCCGTCAACGTCTGCAACGGTTTCTTAGCCGATTTGGCGAAAGCTCGGTTGAAAGTTGCGTCCTTTGTGCTTACCGCGTAAACGGTGCCGGGGGCGTTGTTCGGCACCTTTCTGTTCACATAGTAGCAACCGCCCTCTATGTCAGCCCACACGCCGTAAAGCTCTCCACGGTGAGCGAATCCGAAAGAGTATTTCGCGCGCTTCGGCTTCTCAGATATGAAATCGTCGTTAGCGTTCATGAAAACGTTGTCGCTCATCATCGCGGCGCCTTGCGTATCGCCTGCCATGCGACCCGCAACGGTTTCCGACCTCGAGGCTTCGGCGTACTCATCGTCTGAAACATAATGAAGAAGCGCGGTTTTACCGTCTAACCACGTGTACCCCGTCCTAGGAACGTCGTTTATCCCGTAATGAGCGAACGCAGGGTTGTTGAGGTCGCCTGCGTTTCCGAGAAGGTAAACATGCGGTTTAGGCAGCTTTGCCTTTCCTTTCAGCTTGTCGATAAGCTTTTGCGCTTTTGGCCTCTCTCTGCCTATAGAGCTTACAAGCGATGTAAGTTTGTACCACTCGTTGGGGCTGTAATCGTGGAAGTTGTCGTCAGGCTCGATTATGTACTCGTCCATGCCGATGTTTCGGCAGTTGACAAACGTTCTTTGCTTGTCAGCTTGGAAGGTGTTGATAGACGCAAAGTAGCCGCAAACCTTCCAATTAGGCTTCTTATCCGCTTTCTTGGCGATCAAAAGCGTTTTGCGCTGGTACTTGAAAATGTATTCGGTGAAAAAGCCCTCTGCTTGCAGCTTCTCGAAATAACCGCGCGCAACGTCCGGTATCGTGTCCTTCACGCGCGTTATCTCGCAGAATCGAACGCCTTTTTTAAGGTAATCGGAAACGAAAAACTTTCTCATGCCGAATGTCTTGCCGTAGCCACGATGAGATATGACTATAGTAACGTCGGCGTTTTTGCTTCTGGTTGTGTCCCAATCGTAATTGCTCATAATACGCTTGCCTTCGCTTCCATCAACGTTTCGCTTCCGTTCTCCGAAAGCGCTTTAACGCTTGCCTTTCCTTCATCTACGCATATGAAGCGCTCGGTTGTGTCGGGATGCTTCCCGTTATAGGCCATATACTGCAACGATAGCCAATTAGCCTGTTTGAACGATTCTCCTAAAACCCGCTCTATCGGATACAACGCTATAGCCTGATGCGTTGACACGTGCGAGGTTCTTCCCATGTAGTCGGTAACGTCGCATTCGAAACGCTCCTTAACAGGCACCTTGCGCTTCTGCAACGCATGACAAACCTCGTTCTGAACATGAACATTGTATCCCAACACCATCGGTGCAACCTGGTCAAACGTATAGCCTGCCTTTATCATATCATCGCAGAACGTCTCGATATGGTAACCGTTCTCAGGCCTCGAGAGGCCTGCGCATGTAACGTGGCAATGCGCGCCGTCGAACGAGATACGCGCCTTGTTCCAGGCTTCCATGTGCTGCTTGTAACGCGTTGATCCGGTTAGCTTGTCGCAAACCTCAACATCGAAAGAACCAACGCCGTTCATATCAGAGGCAAGCGCGGGGAACTCGCTTCTAGCGCGCTCTGTGCATATCGAGATAGAGCGCGCCGATGCATCTGCTATAGGCTGCAAAGCCTCGTTTATCTGGTCGTCGTTAACGCTTGCATCACATGCCATCTTAACTGAATCGGTATCGCCTCCGGTGATCTTAACCGAATCGCCGAAGCGGTCATGTAGAAGCATCATAGCCACCACCAGATGCAGCCTCGACCAGCCTACGATCCTCATACCGTATGTATAAAGAACTTTGCATTTCTCAGGCCTCAGATCATCGAACGTTTGCTCTGTGCATACGGTTCCCTGGTCTATTTCAATCTCGCCTTCCTCGCAAACGTAACCGGGCTTCATAACGTCCTGAGCCATAGTGCCGTAAATCGAGTTGAACATGCCTTTAACGGTCGATACGTAGTATGATTCTATGAACTCGTTAGAGACGCTTCCTGCTTTGATCTCGGTTGCAAGAGAATCGGGCACTGTTTCGGGAATGTCCAGCGTATAGGGCTTACCTGCCTCGTAATGCTTGTTTATCTGCTTCATGTCGTTCTTCAGCTTGAAAAGGCTCATAGACTGCAAAGTGACGTAGTCTGGAGGAAGTTTGAATGAGCACGTCGCCTCACCTAAAACCACGGTCGCAGAATCCCACGTGTACACCTGCGCCAACGTCCACGCCTCTATCTCGTTGACGTGAAGAACGCACGTCTCAGCTCTGTAGAGCTTTGAGAACGCGAAAACAGGTTTCACGGCGAAATCCTTCCAACCTGCAAGCTTTCCCATCTTCTCCGATATATGAGAAGGCTCGTTATCGCTGTAGTCAACTCGAGAGTTCAATTGAAATTTTCCCTGTGGTATAAGCGCTATATCCTCGTCACTGAAAACCGTGTTAGCCTTCAAACGAATGTTCGTGAACCTTATTCGCGCGTGAAAAGCGAAGTTGAACGGCTTCTCGTAGTTCTCGAGAACCTTCTCGAAAGACGTTTCCATAACCTTGTTGAAAGCATGCTGAAGCTGTGCAGGCTTGCATTTCCTGAAGTCTTGAGGCACGTAATGCCCGCATATATGCGCATGATGCATGCTCGATGCGTCTACCGAAGCAACGTTCTCAACGATCGTATGCGCATGCTTAGCGCTCGTGAACGTGAAGCCCCCTCTAAAGCATGCCTTTCGAAGCGCGTAGATGTCGAAAGTCTTAGGAAACTCGCGCGTGCAATGCGCTAGAAACGCCTTCCCAAGCGTAAGCGTCTTACCGTTTTCCTTTGCAACTCGCTTGTTTGCTATCTTCCTGCGCGCCATCTGACGAACCAGGCTTGTTTTTGTAAGAACCGAGCAGCCCAGCATGTCGGCGCTCAACCAGTCGTTTGCTTGCAGAAGATATTTTAGATACGCAGGGATAACCTCAACATCGCGCTTTGCGTAGAAAACCTCTTTGTCGGTCAACGGCGTTTCAGGCGTGCGAATCAGCGAGTAATCCCAATCGCCTTTCGCTTTCGGGATTCCGGCAACCTCGCCCATTGCCGCTAAACCGCGCATGTCAAGGTAGAAGCAATCCCAAAAGCGCAAAAGCTTCTTTCCCGTGCATGCATCGAGAAGATCAACCGTGTATGCACTGGTTGAGCTTTGAGCGCTTACCTCTATGCTGTAAAAACGAGAAAGCGAGTCCATCAACGTTTGCAGGTCGAACATAAGGTTGTACGCGCAGACAATCGGGACAACGTTCAAACTGAATCCCCAATCTATCAGCTCGTAAAGAAAGCGAATATACTCTTTCTCATGTCGATAGATCGTTATCGGCGTGCTTCCAAGTTCCCAATTTTGCAAATCAGAACCGCGCAAATCGTTTGATATGTAAGCGATAGGATATGCAACCGTGTCGGAACCTTTACCGTAGTTGCAAGTCTCGGTGTCGTAAACCGCGGATACTATGTACGTATCTTTTTGCATCAGAAGATATACGTTGTGATCGGAGTGCCGTCTTTTTCCTCAACGGGAAAGTCCTCGTTGTAAAACGCGCTTGCCTCAGTGTCCTCTAGCTCCTCTTCCTTCTTGAAAACGTCCTTCTGCTTTGCCATAACCAGCAGAAACGCTCTATAAAGAGAGTTGGTATCGAAGTAATCCATGATAGCCTGGTTACGCTGCTCGACCGGCAACCCTTGCCAGATGTTCTGCGTTGCCCTGTAGAACACCTGAACTTTCTTATGTCCACGCGCCCCCAACGTTGAAGGGCGGTTTCGGGCAGCGTTGGCAATCTCGCGAGCAAAAAGACGGTTCGAGGCGGAAACCTGCGAGCGTGTCGCAACACTCTCGCGAGGCTTAGCCTGCTCGCGCTGTTGCACCTGCTCGCGTCTAGCTCGGTAAGCCTCAACGCGCTCGCTCAACGGTGCTTTAGCATGTTCTTTTCCCGCAAATCGTGCGATTATGTTCTTAGCAACGCTTTTTATCTTCTTGAAAAGTCCCATTTCTACCGCCTTTTTTTGAATGAAAAAGCCGAACCGAAGTTAAACGGTTCGGCTTTTTTCTAAACCAGATTAGAAAGGTTTTTAGATTAGAACGAAAGGTTGATGTACTGGTTGCCTCCGTTGCTGTAAGCCTTTTTGAAAACGCAAGGCAAAGGGTGCTCGAAATTCTCAATCTTTCCAAAAACAGCTCGAACAACGTTTACCGTCTCGTTGATCGCCTCGGAAGAGGTAGCGAACGAACGGTTGTCGTCGGTGATGAACACGCAGCGCGTTGCATTGCGAACCTCTCCAGTGTTGCGATCGGTCTGCTCTACCGGCATCTGCAAGATAGTAACGACGTTGATTTTCAATTCTGCATTCTCTTTCAACTCGTCCCAAATGCTTTTGAACTGAGTGAGGGCATTAAGCGCGTTCTTCTTCTGCTCGAAAGTCATCTCATCGGTTGCCATGATCTGCTTGTTTTCCTCTACTACTGCAATCTCGTTCTCGTTTTGTTCGATCTTGTTCTCGTCTGGTAAAAACATTTTTCTTTCCTTTCTGATATGGAATGTTCCTTTATGCTATTCGATTTGCCGAGTTACTTTCAAATCGGAATAACCTATAGATTCATCAACGCAAACTATCGTTTACAAGCCTCTGCACTGCCTCGTAGTTGTATCCGGCTCCCTCAAGCGATGTTTTACGGTTCCAACCGTTTCCCCACTTACCGTCGCAAACCTCGTTGGCAACGTTTACGTACTGGTTTACACGTTTCTGAACAGATTCGTATGCTGATCCTAACGCTGTTTTGCGCGCCTCGCCGTCACCGTACACGCCGTATATAACGTTAACGGCAAACTGCTCGATGTTGGCATCGTAGGCGTTCGCCCATTTAGGCCTCATGAAACCGAGGATGTACCAGCTAGAGCCTTTAGCGCCGTATGTGCGCACACGTTTCATAACAGCCCCGCCGTTGTCGTTGCTGCTCTGAGAGGTGTTGCCCTCGATCGTGGTAACCGATTCTGAACCGTTTCGCGATAAAACGATTCCTACGTGACAGGCAACCCCTTTCTCGTTTGCAAAGAACACAACGTCTCCAGGTTGCGGCTTCTCCGCACGGTCAAGCCACAAACCGTTGTTCTTCGCATATGCCACTCCGTCAGGGCAATAGGCGAACTTTCCGCCGATTAGATCTAGCGCTTTGATCTTTGAGAAGCACCAGCTTACGAACATTGCGCACCACGGCTCACCGTTGAGCCCGTACCATTCACCGTATTTCACACGGTTAGATCCGGCGGGATTTTCCTTTGTTCCTACCTCATCGTTTGCTATACAGATCAGATCATAAACGCTACTCATCGTCATTCCCCTTTCCATTCACCTGCAAAAGAGAAGCTAGAGGGCTGTTTGCCAGCTCTGGCGAAATCTCGCAAAGGTTCTCAAAGATCGAAACCGCCTCGACAATCAAAATATATACCGCAACGCCTGCGAAGACGACGTTGAAGCTTGGGGGCATGTAACCCCAGTTGGTGACGATCTGGCAACCGTAGGCAAGCACCAACGCACCAATGAAACCTAGTTTATGATACAGACCTTCGCGTAGCTTGGTGCTTGAGATCTCGTTCTTACACGCGGCTTTGAAGAAGCCAGTCGCGTAATCACCTACGATAAACACAAGGCATGCAACCGCCATATATGCATCTGATTCCAACATTTTTACTCTCCTTAAAATCGAGTTTCCTAACTTAGAAAAAGTTTAAAGAAACACACAATCGAGTACAAACAGAAGAACAGGGAAAGCATAAAGTGCATTGCAAGTAAAAGCATCTCGCCTCTTCCCGGCTCCGCTTCATAGATGAAATCGAAAACGTATTGAACGGTATAGATAAACGATGGGATAGCAGCTAAAACCAGCAGCAAGAAACAAACCAAAAACATCAATACAACCTCTCGAACTCGTAAACGCCTTTTTCGCCAAGCAGATAAGAAAAATTCTTTGAATTTCGGTTTTGATCTGCATAACGATCGTTCTCGCAAACAGCGTCCATAGCTTTTTTAACGGTTATCTGCTTGTCGGAAATAACCTCTACTGATTTTCCGATCATGTAAGGGTATAGCCTAGTTATAGTTCTGTGCATCTCTGTACATCTTCCTTAACTTTTTGTTCTCTTTTTTGAGCAAATCAATATATGCAGTTGCACGATCGTGCTTCTTCCTTAGCTTTACATTTTCCATCAGTAAATCACCAACCTAAACATTTTGGACGAACTGAGGCATTTTGAAACAACTCTCAACATGCTTTGCTCGCTTACTCCGATTTTACGCAGATCATCTGAAAGCTTTGAAACTTTCTGCTCAACGCTTCTATCGATAAGCTTTCTGTTTTCTGTAATGCAGGTCGTAACCTTAAAAGCGTACTCACCGTTTCCAATGTAATCGCGCCTAAGCTCTATTTTCTGGCCTGCGCTTTCCCATACCTCGCAACTTGCCATTTTACAGATCCTTAACTTCGACCGTCTTAACCATGTCAAGTTCCCCGCCGTTTAGAGCAATTGCCTCTTTCAACCGGTTGTAAACCTGGAAAGACGTATAGCCAACTGCATAAAGCGCCTCTTGCAGGTTGTGAATCTTATCAACGAACTTTCTTGAACTATCACATTGCATGGAATTAAAACTTTGATCGACAAAAACGCGATCTATTCCAATGCAATTATTAAGCTCGATAACGTACTTGTTTCCATCGAGCTTGAACGTATAATACTCAATGACTTTTACAGTTTTCATTTTAGATTCCTTTCGCTTATGTTCCCTTTCTGTATCCTCATTATTGCACGTTTCCCAGGGTTTGGGGTTGATCAATATTCGTTTTTTGTCCCTTTATCTACGCCTAACTCCCTATCAATCCAGCCTCAACCCATAGGCAGAAACTATGGGTTGAGGCTCTCTTTTTGTACCCGGGTGCATTCATAGTTGGTTGCTATGGATTCGGGCTGATTCATTGGTTATTTCTATGTATGGTCAGATTCGGCGGTTTGTGGATTGATTCGGGGTTGAGGTGGTGTAATATAGTTGGTGTCGGTGAGAGCGGAGCGGAAAGTAAAGGGAATGTCAAGAGAATTTTTGATACGGGACAAAATCTACATACAATGTACCTATGTAGATTTTGTCCCGTATCAAAAATTCTCTTGACATTCCC